CCTCACCGAAGAAAAAGACGAACTGGGATTAACTGGGTTCTGCTATGATGTTTTTGCTGTTTGTTCTGGGTTGCTTACCATTTGGGCGGGCAGAATTGGGCGAGATATCACTAAATTTAGTGCGGACGGTAGTAGTTATGAGTTCGCAGGCGAAGTTGAAGGAAAGTTGAAACTTGCAAGCCTCTATACCAAAAAATCGAAAAAGTATGGAGGCTTAAAAGTTCTCGGAATGGTAAGAAATGACCACGTTATTGACTGAAAAAGATTTGGGCAAAATGAAAAAGGTGCAGGAATTGAATCTCCCTGAAACGGCTTATATTCAAGCCCTGACCGTTACAAACGGTTCTGGGGGCTGGTCGGAGGCTTGGACTACGAGAGAGACAAAACCTGCGAGAATCGGTGAACCAAAGGGCGAAATGGAAAAGGGAATCGCCTCGACTGTTACTACTGGGAAGGTTTATACAATAACCCTCCCGGCTGGCGTTGTGGTCGGGAATGATGACCGGATTCAAATAAATGGTATCGACTACCGGGTTCATTGGACAAATGAAAATAAATCGCATAAGACGGCAACGAGGGTTGTCGTTTCGGAGGTGTAAGAATGGATTTTAGCGAGATTGTGGTTAACGGAATTCCGCTGGCTTTGGTAGTTATGGCGTTAGTCGAATTGGTAAAGGAACTCGGCGTTGAGGGAAAAGCCCTGACGGCAAGCAGTTTTGCAATCGGGTTGATTCTGGGAGTTCTTTATCAGATGACAGTTGCGATTCCTGTGGACTTTGCAGGCTGGTTCGGTGCTGTGGTTTTCGGTTTGGGCTTGGGCTTGGTAGCGAGTAAGGGTTACGACGCTATCCGTAGTGCCGCCCAGACGGCAAAATAGGGGGAAAAAACGATGAACCCCGACGTATTGACCCTGTTACTTACATTAGTTGGCGCAGGCGGTTTAGGGTCGGTAATTATTGGCGTACTTGCGAACAGGAAATTGAACAAGGCGCAGGAAACAATGACCCTTGCCGAAGGTTATGAGAAAAGGCTTGCGGTACTAACAAGTCGGATTATCTCTTTGGAGAACAGACAAGTTAAACTGCAAGAACATATCAATAAGTTCAAAGGGCTTCTGAATGACCGGGAGGGTAGAATCCAAGCATTGCAAAGAGAAAACGAGGAACTTAAATCGGAGGTTGAAGCCTTGCGGTGTGAGGTCGGTCGTAGAGACGAAAGAATTGTTATTCTGGAAGGTAAGGTCAGGGAATTGACTATCCTAATTCAGGGTGTGGGGGCAGACAAAAGTGAATGTTAGGGTCAAAACCACGATTACGGATAATCGAATCCCGATGATAGTGGCTTCGTTCCCGGGCTTGATGGAACAAGCGGTTTCTAAAACTGCGAAGGATATTGAGGCAACTGCCAAGTCGATATGTCCTTACGATACAGGGGCTTTGCAGGAAAGTATCTTATCGGAGTCGGAGGGGTTGAAGGCGACTATCTCCCCCTCGATGGACTACGCCGGATATGTGGAATTTGGTACTTACAAAATGAGTGCCCAGCCATATATGCGCCCTGCGGCTGATATGCACGAAGCGGCATTCGTTGCCTTTTGCGGAAAAGTCGTAGATAGTTTGATGGGATAGTGATATGGGTACTGCGAACTGGTTATATACCCTGCTAAATGCTGATACTACTATCAAGGGGAAGGTTGGAGATAGAGTATTTCGAGATTCTGCACCCGAGGGAACTGGATTCCCTTTTATTGTTTACCAACTTATTGACAGCGTTCCTGTAACGAATGCGTTTAAGGATATCCTGATGGACGGGGAACGATGGCAAATAAAGGCGGTTGATAAGGGGAACGACTATTCTAACGTTGAGGCGATTGCCTCCCGATGTATTACATTGTTTCACAAGAAAAGTGATTCCGGGGAGGGTGTGGTTAGTTGCACCCTCGACTGGTTTATTGAGAGTTCCGAAGTTGATGATGGAATAACTTACAAAAGCGGAATATTAGATTTCAGGGTTCATACCCAGTAAAGGAAATAAATAAAATGACATTACCAGCAAGCGTTTTTCAGGGTGTACAAATCGGGGTCGAATCTTCGTCTGGAACACCTGTCGCCGCTAATAAAAAACTTTTAGCGGTGAGTTTAATCCCGACCCCCCAGACGGAGGTCAAGCCGTTTAGGGCTATGGGAAACAAGTTCGCCTCGTTTGCCTCCCTCAATAAAGAGTGGTCGGGCTTGAAGGTTGAAGGCGTACCGACCTATAACGAAATTGTTTATCTTTTGAGTTCCCTCTTGCACTACTCCGCCCCGGTTCAGCAGGCTTCGAGTACTGCTTATAAATGGAGTTTCACCTCCAACACCTCTGGGGCAGATGTGGGGAAAACCCTCACGGTTGAACAAGGCGATTCGAATTATGCTTGGAGAGTCGCAGGGGCGAAAATCAGTGGACTGACTTTGGGCTTTTCGAGGAATGAAGTTTCTGTCAGTGGAAACGGTGTTGGACAAAAGTTCGACATTGGCGTTACCCTGACTCCAACCCCTACAAGCCTTACGCCCGTTCCTATCCTGCCGACTCACGTCAAGTTTTATATGGCGGATACGCAGGCTGGCTTGGCTGGCGCAACTGCTTTGACAAAGTCGTTCTCGATGGAATATTCCCTTACTGACAAGTTTGGGCTTGCGTGGGCTGTGGGTCAAGACCCGATTGCGGTAGAAGGTGAACCTAATGCGAGTGCAAAACTGGTCGTGGCGACTGACGCTGACGGTATGGGGTTGATTACTGCCTTGCGAAATGCGACTACGAAATGGTTCAGAATCGAAGCGACTGGCGAGACTATTGTAGACACCTACAAGCATAAGTTGACCATTGATTTTCCTGCACAAATTCAAAATGTGAATGACCCGACCAACTTGGAAAATGTTTACACGGTCGAGTTTGGTCTGTTACCGATTCACGATTCTACTTGGGGCAAGTCGGTGAGTATTGACGTTATTACTAACTTAAGTGCGTTATAGGGGGTGCTATGAGGTTGCAGGATTTAGTCAAAGAGACAAAGGAACTGAAAGTTATTTATCGGACTTCGAAAGCCGAATTTGTTGTTGAACTGGAATATCGCCCACAGATTGTGACGCTTGGTTTTCTTGATGAAATTGCGACCCTCGACACTATGGGGCGATTGGTTTACCAGATTGAAAAATTGGTCGCAAAATGGGATTTGCAGGACGACGACGGGGAGATTATCCCTGTTACCGAAGAAGCGATTAGAAAAAGCGGAATTCCTATTTACCTTATGAACTCTATCGTGGAATCTATTACGAAAGACCGAATGCTTTTCACGAATGAATCAAAAAAAGATTAGAGGCGTGGCTTTGTGCGCCGGAAGTCTATGAGATTCCAGATAGCACGGAGTTGGAACTATGGGAGATTTTCAAGATTGCTATTGAAACCCAAATTCCAGTCTGGGAATTACTAAAACAGCCCTCGTGGGTAGTCGACGGTTACAGGGTTGTTTTAGCCATAGACCAAAGAATTAGGCAGGAATATTTGAGGAAACTCGATGGCAAAAGTTAGCGAAATTGTAGTTGCAATTGAGGCGGAAGGCGTTGACGCTGTTCTCGGTGCTTTGAGTTCGGTGGAGGGGGCGCAGACGAAGTTGGCGCAGGGGAGTAAGGATTCTGCGAAAACCCAGCAATCGACTGGTGAAATGATAAAAACCTCGTGGCAAACTATGGCAACCGGGGTGAACCAAGCGATGGCACTCGCACGGAAGGCTATTCAAGCAGGTAAGGCTGTTTACGACTTCTCGAAAGAGGGGGCGCAACTCCAATATGTGGCTGGGAAGTTTGATAACCTGACAGCTTCGATTGGAACGACTTCGAGTGCCTTGTTGAATGATTTAAGAACGGCGACACAAGGAACTTTGTCGGACGCTGAATTAATTCAAACGGCGACCGATATGATGTCCTTGGGGCTGTCTGAAACCCACGACCAAACGGTTCGTTTGAGTAATGCGGCTGGTCAACTTGGAATGAATATGGACCAACTGACGTTGACCCTGACAAACCAAACTACGAGAAGGTTTGACACCCTCGGAATCAGTGTTACTGGTTTTGATGAAAAACTGGAAAAGTTGAAAGCGACTGGAATGGATACGCAAGCCGCCTTTACGGAGGCTTTTTTGCAACAGGCGGAGGCGCAAATTGCCCGAGTCGGTGGGATTGCCACGACAGGGGCTGGTCAAGTAATGATGATGGAGTCGGCATTCAAGAATCTGGGCGACCAGATAAAACTAAACTTTGCCGATGCCCTTGTGGGAATAGCCCCCGTATTGACAGATGTGGGAAACGGGCTTGCAGAGAACGCCACGAAGGGTAGAGAATGGAGTGAGGTTAATCGGCAGTTAGAATCTGCGGTCAAACTTGGAATCGTTTCTGGTGCTGAATATAACGCCCTTCTAAAAGATATGGGGATTCATAGCGGAATGGGGGCTGTCACTACCGAACAACTGGCAAAAGCGACCGAACTCTATGAAAAGAGAGTCTCGGGGGCGGCTGAAAAGACAAACGAATGGAATGCGTCAAACTATGAGGGGGCGGAGGCTATTCTGGCTGTCGAGTCTGCTATTGCTTCGCAAGTTGAAGCGATGGAGGCTTTTACCCTTGCAAATACGGAGTCGGTGCTGGCGGTTACGAACCTGCAAGGGGTTTATGCCTCGATGGCGACTGACTTTGATTCTATGCAGAAAATGGCGATTGGCTATGATGGGGCTTTGACCCTGATTAATGAATCGCAGGCGAGAATTGCGGAGTTAGAACCGTTCAAGGAAACTGGCGGAACTCTAAACGGCGTGAAAATGAGTGCTGACGAAGTGAGGGAGGCTATCGAGGCTTTGGAGGGTGCGAGTTCTGGGGCAAGTGACGCAATTGACAGAATGGCGGCAGAAATGACCCTCTCGATGTTACAAGCCTCTATGAGTATTGACGGCTATACGGAAGGGGAGATTCAATCGCTTTTGGACTTTATGGTCGAGGCTAAACTGATAAGCCAAGAAGCCGCCGAACAAATGAGTGCTGATTATGCAAAGGCGATAGAAACTGCTAACAGAATCGAACTGGAACAGAAAATCGGTGAGATTCTGGCGGACACGTCTAATTATGAGAATGGCGTATCCCTTGTCGGGGGCTTGCTTATTGACAATAAAACTGGAAAGGTTTTAGCCGATACAAAGGATTATATGGACGGGTTGACCCAAGCGGACTTGGCGAAACTCCCTCCGGAGATTGGCGAAATTCTGGCAGATATTATGCCGTATTTGATTGCGTTGGCTGGCTTGCCCGAACCCGAACCGAAAACGGCTGTGGTAGGGGTGAAGTACGAAGACCCCGGATTCCACCCTAACGTTCCGAGTTCCGTAAATATTGCTGTGAACTATATCCCTAACGTTAAGGAAACTCGGGCGCTGGGCGGTGAAGTTTACCCGGGCAAGGAATATATGTGGCAAGAACCGGGCAGGGAAGGGGAGGTCTTTATCCCTGAAACTTATGGACGGGTTATGAGTGCCCACGAGGTTGCAATGATGGTTCGGGAGGCTTTTTCTCCGTTCTCTGGCGGTAGCAGTAAGAAGGTTGATTCTGGTCAAGTTCCGACCTCGAACAAAAATGTTACTTACAACATTAATGCCTCTTATAAGGGTGAACCCGTTCTATCGTTGAGTGAACATTTGCGGATTTTGGGAACGTTGGAAGGTGTCGGATAATGATTACTTGGATTAAGAACGGACAAGAATTGAGGCTTGATACTAAACCGTTTATCTTGATGGCGCACGATAACTTTGGAATGGTCTCCGCCCCTCGAATCGAGGATTCTGCGCCCCAGCAACACGGAACGACTGACAGAGGGTTTAAGTTACCTGCGAGAAACATTGTTCTATATATCGAACTATTTGGGGATAACTGGGAACACTACTACCAGTTGAGGGATAGCCTTATTCGGTGGTTTTCAGCCGATATGGAGGCTGGCATATTGAGGGTGCAGGAAGGCGGTTTTATCCGGGAAATTTCCGGTTATGTGGTAGATGGGCTGGGCTTCCCTGACAGTGAGAGGTCGTTCCAGAGTCACGTCGTTCCCGTGGTTATTCATTGCCCCGACCCCCTATGGCGGAGTGCCGAGGAATTTATTGCAACTATTCAGGGGGGTGGTTCGTTAGATGTGGGGGCTGTTCCAACCGTAATCCCCTTTACTGTGGGAACGTCGACGTTCAATACGTTCGAGAGTGTGAACTATCTGGGGTCGTTTGATAGCGCACCAGAATCGGTGAAAATCGTTGGACCAATAACAGACCCTGTAATCTCTAATAGTGGAACTGGAAAGCAGTCAAATATCGCAAAAATTGACTTCACCGGGACGACAATTGCGGCTGGGGATTACTTCCTAATCGAACTGGGTTATGGGAAAAACACTATTGTCGACAAGTATGGGAATAACAAGATAGATAAATTAAGCCCGGATTCTGATTTGGCTGGGTTTGTCTTTTCGGCTACGAAGCCGAATTCTGTCAATGTTACTGGAAGTGCAATCGCTGGGGAAACCCTTGTTCAGTTTCTTTGGCGTGAGAAATATTTAGGAATTTAGGAAGGTTGATATATGGCACAAACAAGCGGATTCTGGACTACAAGCGGAAGCCCTGTCGGACACCAAGTGTCAGGTTATACGCAAGTTCATCATAGCAAGGCTTTACAAATTGCCGGTGGTACTGGGAAGTACGAGGGTGTTGCGGTTGGTTTTCTGAATGAATTAGAGGTTTACAGTTCGGCTGGGAATCAAGTTATTGTCAAGCCGGGCGGTGCGTTGGTTGATGGAAAATGGTACGAAAATACGGCAAATGAGGTTGTTTCGATTCCGAGTTCTGCCGTTGGAACGACCCGAATTGATGTGATTGCATTGAGGGCGACGTGGGCGAGTTATAAGGTAGAAATTGTAAAGATTTCAGGAGTAAATTCGAGTAATCCCTCCGTTCCCTCCCTTACCCGGAATAGTGGTTCGACCTACGATATACCTCTGGCAAATGTGACTGTGACCTCCGGCGGTGCGATTACGATTATGGACAGACGGGCTTTGAACCTGTCGGGGTTGAGTGTTGTCGCATTAGGGAATACGAGTTCCCTCACTGTCGGTGATGGGAAGTTCACTTATCCTATTCCTGAAACGCTGGCTGGGTTGAGGATATTGCGAGGCGATATTGCGCTTGATACTGCTTCGACCTCTGGAAACGTTGTGGTGCAAGTCGAGTTGGACGGTGTTGATGTTTTTAGCACGAAACCCACTTGCGTTCCCGGGGGCGGAAGCAGTTATGCCTCTGGTGGAACAAGAGGGGTAGTGAGTGGCACGAAAACGTTGCTGACTGATTCTCGAATCAGAATTAACGTTGATGGTGCCGGGACAAACGCAAAGGGCTTGACCTTGCATTTAGTTTTAGGCGGTTAATATGAGATACCTCGTCATTCAAAACGTGGATTCAGAAATTGCTATCCCCGAGGGAGGTTTGATTCTCTGGGGGGGTGTGAGTGCACCTGCGGAGTGGTCTTTTGAAACTGTTTTCGATGATTGCTTTGTTTTAGGCGGTTCATATAGCGAAACTCTGCAAGGGGCTTTGACCCATTCTCATACTAACCCGGGAATGGCTTCGGGGGGGAGTCATAATGACCATATTGGAACTGTCGCCCAGTCGAGTAACGGCTATGGAGGTGAAAGGGGGCTTGCCTCAAATAATGCCTATGCGATGTCTCCAAACCATAAGCATAGCGGAACTGTTACCGTGGTCGGAAGTGGGGGGGCGCATACTCATACCGTTCCTAACACTGAATCAAAAAGCAACTTGCCCCTGTATGTTAGATTACGATGGATATCTGGCGGTGAAACAATCCCTATCGGCGGAATCGTAATGAAAAGTGCCGCCTCTGGATTGCCCGATGGCTGGGTTGTCTGTGATGGAACTAATGGCACACCCGATATGCGTTGGCGGTTTGTCTATGGCGGAACGGGTGCAAACGGCGGAAATGATAGACATTATCACGAATCAAGCGGAAATACTGGGTCGGGTGGGAGTCACACCCATAATGTGACAATTGTTTCGAATGAGGTTTCGGCTTCGAAAGTTGCGAGTAGTTTTACGACAGCGCATTCGGTTGCGAGAACTCACGACCATACTGCAAGTGGCGTTGGTTCTGGAAGTTCTAATCCTGCTACTCATAGCCATTCGGTTAATTCGACCTCTGAAAATATCGTACATCCGCCCTACGTTCAGGCTTATTACCTAATGAGAAAGGCGTAAATATGATTGCACCGACAGGAACAATTATTCTATGGAAAAGTGAGATTATTCCGGAAGGTTGGAGTATTTGGGCGGAGGCAAACGGGAAGTTCGTGATGGGGATTCCTGCTACTCAACCCCCGGGTACTGGTGGGAGTAGTACTCATACTCATTCGGCTGGTGGGGCGGTATCTGGCGGAGGGCATTCCCACGATAGCATTGTTTTCAATTATGGCTATGATGGAAACCCTTCTGCGGTTGCCGATGATGTACCGGAACAATCTTCGGAATTTGCGGTGTGGCACTACCATACCTCGTCTTTTACTCTGGGTTCGGGGGGGGTGCATACCCATACCCCTGCGAGTGCTAATACTGGGTCGGCAAATAATATGCCTCCCTACAAGACTGCCCGTTACATTATCAAGGATTAGTTGGTTATGGGACAGTTTCATTTGGATTTATACGATAAAAATGGGGTCAGAAAAGCGATTCTGAACGATGTGGGGAGTTTGACCTATTCGGTGAAAGTGAATAACCCGGGGAAGGTGTTTTTTTCTTTGCCGGGCGATAAGGCGATTGCGAAAGAGATTGCGCCGGGCTGGCGCTGTGACGTTTGGAGGCTGTTACCCGATGGAGAGTGGCGCAAGGAACTGATTACGTTTATTGAGGGTTGGCAGTGGACTTATACCGACAGACCTTTGATGACCTTTTCGGGGACTGGCGTTCTTGCCCTGCTATCAACCAGAATTGTTGCTTATTATGCGAACAAGTCTAATTATTCTGCTTTTATCAGTCGTGACGTTGAAAGTATTGCGAAAACGATAGTGAGAACGAATATCGGGGACTGGTCGACTGTCGGAACATATGGGCGTATGGTAGATGGAGTTGATTCGAGAATAAGTGTCGAGACAAATAGCAACAGAGGTGTTACTACCGACTGGTTCTGCGCTTGGCAGGTGCTTTTGAAAACTTTGCAGGAACTGGCGAAGGCTGGGGGGTTTGACTTTGACCTTGTCCCGGTCGGGAATGGTTATGAGTTTAGAACGTACTTCCCTCGGCTTGGAACTGACAGAACCGATAGCGTGGTGTTTGCGCTGGAACGTGGGAATATCACGAATGTTAGTAATTCCTTGACAACTGGGAGTTCGGCGAATATTGCGATTGTGGGCGGTAAGGGCGAGGAATCTGAAAGGGTCGTTGAGGTCGTTTCTAAACCCTTGAACCGAAGCCCCTTCGATAGTGAGGTTTTTGTGCAAGCGACCGACGTTGATACCCCTGCCGGATTAGTACAAAGAGGGAATTCCAAACTTGACGAGATGGAGGCTATCCCGAAATTTGAGTTTGACATTTTACAGGCGGAAAATGCCCGTTGGAACGTTGATTATTTTCTTGGAGATTTGGTAAAAGTCGTCTCCCCTATGGAACAAATTTCTGCGAATGCGAAGATAGATTCGGCTTCGGTCACCTTTGATGGAGATGGTCGGGAGTCGATAGAGATTGGAGTCGAAATTGAGTAATGAACTAACTGACATTTTACAAAGAATGGCAAGCGAAATTAGGGGTTTGCGAAATGAGGTTGACTATCTGAAAAGATTGGAGTACGGCGGAAGTGCAGGCGTAACCGACCACGGCGCATTGACTGGTTTAGGGGATAACGACCACCCTCAGTACTTGCTGACTACTGCAAAAGCGGCTGATTCCGATAAGTTGGACGGGCTTGATTCCTCGGGGTTCGCACCTGCCAGTCATACTCACGATGGGGTTTATATCCCATTGACTAACTTTGCAGGAAGCAACGCAACGGTTACTGGCTGGTCTGGAACACCTGCAAAGCAAATAACCTATGTCGTTATAGGAAAGTTGCTTTTGATATCAATTTATGTATCAGGAACGTCTAACTCCACTTCTACGAGAGTTTATTTACCTACCGGAATTACTGGTGCTACTCACGGTGTAACGCAATGGGCTGGTTGCAGAATAACTAACAACGGCGTGACCTCGGCAACGTCAGGAATGGCTGGTCTCCCGAATGGGGGTGCATATATCGACTTTTATTCAACTTGGTCTGGGGCGACTTGGATTGCAACAGGCGCAAAAATGGTTTCAGGCAATTTCGCTTGGATTATCAATTAACGGAGAAAAATGACACTACCATTTGGAATTGATGTAAGTTTTTGGCAAGAAAGTATTGACTTTGACAAGATGATGAAAGCCCCAACACCTCCCTTGTTTATTGGAATTAGGGCAGGACAGGGCAATTATGCTATTGACCCTTACTTCGGCAATAATTGGCAAAAGGCAAAAGAAAAAAGCCTTTTCCGAATTGCGTATCACGTTATAGAGTTCGGTGTATCTGGAAAGTTGCAGGCGGAATTACTTTTTGAGAGGGCGAGAAAGTTTGGTTACGACCCCGGAGTCGACAAACTTTGCCTCGACGTAGAATTGAATCGAAACTACTCCCGTTATCTGATTACGAGTGTCACTCTGGAAGCGATAAATAGGCTAAAAACGCTGACTGGCGTTTATCCGTTGATGTACTCCCGGGCGAGTTGGATTAATTCGTATTTAGACGTAAGTAGATTGCCTCGGTTGGACTGGTGGCTTGCTGGTTATTTGAAAAGGTTACCCTCCCCGTTCTTTACGAAAGAGATGGATTCGAAATACTTATTGATTCCGAATGGAGTTGATGGAGAATCGGTAAAGATTCACCAAACAGGTGACAGGTCTAACGGCAAGCCCTATGGGGTGAAAAGTTACTATCTCGATACGAATCGGTTTCTTGGAACTGTGGACGAATTGCGGACTTGGTTTGGAAGCCCTGTAAGTGAACCAGAACCAGAACCCGAACCGCCTATCGTGGTTGACCCTGACAACCCTTTATATCGAATAAAGGTTACGGAATGGGCGACCCCTTATGTGAACCTGCGAAGTGAACCCCGGATTTCGAAAGATACTGATATCGGGGATATTTACCCGAATGAGATTGCCAACGTTCTCGAGGAAAGGGAAGTTTCGAAAATGTTATGGCTTCGGACGGATAGGGGCTGGCTTATGGCTAAATATACCGAGAGGGTTGCCGGAGTAAGTGAACCCGGGCACGTTGAAGGGCTTCTCGTAGTGCCTCATTATTCGCAGAATGATTTGAGATGGAAAAACAATTATCTGGGATTCTCAAAAACTACCATCGGGGACTTTGGCTGTTTGATTACTGGACTTGCGGCTTATTTGACCTATTTGGGGATTCCTTATAACCCCGGCACGTTGAACGAGATTCTAATTCAAAGATATGGCTTTGTAGAAAATCGCCTTTATTGGCAAATGCCAAGGCAACTGTGGGGAGTTGAAAAGCCCGAGGATTTCTACTTTTCAGGTGGTACTGGGTTCGAATCGAAACTTGATGGAATTTTAGCGGACGAACGCCCTGCTTTGGCTATGGTGGATTTTATCCCCGGAGGTGCTTTTAACCAGCACTGGGTTTTGATTCTGGGAAAGGTGAACGGGGTTTATTATCTGCTTGACACTTGGGACGGAACGGTACAGGCTTTGCACGCCAAGTATCACAAGATTTTCAGGCTTGTCGGTTATAAGCGATAAGGATTCTATGATTATTGAAAA